CATTCTCTGGCCTCTCATGCCCTCACCAATAGCAACTGGAAGCATTGTCCCGCTTGTTATAGCCTGAGAGCCAAATTTCTTGGCGAACTCCATTGGGTTTTCAGCAAATGCAGAACTTCCTGCGCGACCTGCATCAAACTTTGCGGAATCTAACGCTTGCTGTCTAAATGCTTGAGAGCCTATGTTGTCCATTTGAGGGCCAACCTGACCTTCAGGAAGGTAATAACCTGCAGGGGCTTGTGTTATTGCATCTGCCTGCCCCTGAAGTAAATCCTTCGCACCTACAACATCAGTTCCAATTGCTCCCGATAATCTATTAGCCTCGGTTACTGCGTTTAAGGCATCTTTTCCTGTATTCGCAAGGTCTGTTGTTGCACCTAAAACCTCTGGACTTAGTAATTCAGATGCGCCTTGGAAAGCTTTACCTATGCCAAACCCTGTAAGGCCTGACATTATTCCTTCTTTAAGGTCTCCAGTTATTGCTGTGGTTGCAAGGCCAGAACCTATTGCTCCTGCCGCCGCCGAACTTAACCCTGCACCACCGATTAAGCCACCCAATGTTGACCCTGCAAGCAGTGAAGAACCTCCCAAGCTTCCCAACAACGGCAACAAGAACGGCAAAAATGCTTCTGGCTGTCCTGTCATAGGATTGGTTGTTAACTCTCCTGTAGGAGACAAAGACGCTAATCCTTGGACTTCAACTGGATTCATGTGAACAAGCATACTGTCCCCATATCGACCATGAGTAGCCATTTGATTAGCCATGCCACGCATTGGTTGTTGGTTTGTATACTGAGGGGGTCTGTTGTTCATTAACTAGTCTCCACGCCAAAAAGATTAAAACTTACATTAGCCGCACTTGAGTATACTTTCATGACATCATTCTGTCCTAAACAAATACCTATAACTACTGTCTGAGTAGTCTCTGCCGCAAGTGATTGATTATAGAATAAAAATTGCTTGTCGTCTGCGCCTGCTCCTGCAACATGAACGCTGACTCTAAATGTTATTGCACTACCTGACCTGTTACATATAACAAGGGAGCTAACCGTTGTCTGCGTAACATCAGGAGCTGTATAAAGAACGGTGATCGTAGTAGCAGATACGTCTAGCTGACCAAGAATTTTAATTGCGTCACTCATGAAGCACCCATAAACAAGAATTGGAACCTACGCAAAGCCAAAGAACCTGTCTTGTCGCTCTGTCTTTTTGCTATGTTTATTTCATTGTCTGCATTTGACAAGGCAAACTCAATTGTTTTACGAACAGTGTTTTCATTATTCTGATCATACTCTGGTCTTGCCACTGGGAGTGGAGTTTTAACTGTAGCCATTATCGTCTACCATCTTGTCTTACATCCATTCTAAGAGTACCTAATCTCCAACCGTACCCTTCACCTGTACTTTCAATTCTTATTGATGGGTGTCTTGACCTTGCCCTTATCACAGATTGTCCTGTGCTTGAGGTTACTGTAGTAGTAGCCAATACAGACGCATCCTGTAAAGGATAATCTCTACCTTTAACTGTCATAGATACGCTAGGGTCAGTCCCCTTAAATGAGAAGTCTGGGATAATTCTGTGCATAAACATAAAGCTGTTACCGTCACCCATCTCAAGATCACCAGACTCTACAAAAGCCGTTAACGCTTCACCATCAGCGTCATGGCCCTTCTCATGCTCGTACATGTAGTTAGCATTTGTGTCAGTAATAATTGACGTTGCTAGGGGGAAATTGCCTAGCCCAGAATCAAACCATGCGCCTCTATCCAAAGTTCCTATAGACCAAAGGTTTTCTTCATAGTTGTAAGTAACGTAATTTGATATTTCTGTGTTACCAGACCCAATAGGGTAGTACCAAGTAACTTCGGAGTGAGCAGAGTTTTCAGCGGCAAACACCTTAAACGCCTGACTAACATTTAAGTTGGAGAAAACATAATCTTTAACTGAACATGGCAGTGGTTGAACTGATCCGTTATAAACAAAGAATCCACCCTCATCCATAAAGAACACTGATCCCCTAGCGTTAACAGCCGCATTAGGAGAAATCATGGAAGTGTCTGTGCTTATTGTTGCGAAGTTAAATACAAAGGGAGGGCCAACAAATCTCATGGAGTGCAGGCTTACATCTGTAAAAACAAGTATCTCTTCTCGCGCCTGAACAGCCCCAATAATAATTGATCCTGAGTTTATTCGTACACCACCTGCTGTGTTAGTAGCAGTAGGAAGCCAGTCAATTGCGTTCTGTTGATCAGAGAATCTAATAAATAAAGGGTCAATTGCTGTAGAGCCTATAGGGTTTGATCCAAACGCAATAACGTGCTGATCAATATCTGAAACCATAACCTGAAGTGCAATACTTGGTGGAGATAATTTTCCTGCGATAGACGTTATGTCTACCCCCCTAGCTCCTACACCACCAGAGGTATCATGATAGTAAATGCCTCCACCCCTGACATTAAACACCAAGTCTTCACCAAAATTGTCTTGACTATAAAGCCTTAACTGGTTGGCTGAACTAATATCACTGGCAGAACCAAATCCTCCAGAACCCCACGCGCTCGCGCCAAAACCTGTACTTGAAACGTAAGCGTTAAGACCCGTGTTAAGTTGATAATTTCCAACGGTACTACTGCCACCATTGCCTGAGTCGCTTGAGTTGGCTGTAACTGTGGTTCCTGAGGTATCCTTAGCTGTAAAGGTATAAACACTAGAGGACGTTACTGAGGTTATTTCCTGCTCTTGATTTAACACTGCCGCAACAATAGTGCCGCCTAGCGATGCCGCGCTTGTAAAGGTAACAAAATCATTAACAACAGCACCATGACCTGCCTCTGTCACTGTTATTACAGATGATCCGTTTGTTGCCGCAAAGCGTGGATCACCCGCAGAAGTGGTTAGACGTATGGGCGTTATATCATTAAAGCTGTTACCTTCAGATATATAAAACTTTAGGTGAGTACCTATGCCTATATACTTGGTAAAGGCTAAGGATGCCCATCGGTGTAAAGACCTGCACACCCCTAAAAATGAGTTAGTGCTAAACTTCTGCCAACCACCTATTTTTTCAGGTCTACCTTGCCGAAATCTAATTTTGTCAGACTCATACCAACCCTGATCAGCAGTGTAGTCAGTGCCTTCTTTATTAACTCCGGGAGAAAACTGTAACTTAGTTAACGCCATTTTATTCTCCGTTATTAACGTCCACGACGTTGGCCCATGCTACCAATACCGCGCATTACTGGCATGTTATTTCCCGTTGCTCTAAGCCCTTGTGGAGTAGGAATCATTCCATTAGACTGAAATTGCATTGAAGCTTGACGTGCCGCATCTTCAGCTTGTTGAGCATTTAGCCCCATAGATGCGGCCTGTTTCCTAGCCTGCTCTCTTGCCTCGTAAACGAATCCATCACCATCAGCCTCCTGTAGCCTTTGCGGCTGTGCTTGCGGTTGTCTCATTATCTCAGACAAAGGATCGTTAGGCCCACCAAGCAATTGTGCGTCTAAATTCTGTACTTGAGGCACTAAAGGGTTTTCGTCCATAAACTTTTGCTGACGAGCCAGTCTATCTTGGACTCCTCTTTCTCTTCTATCTTTTTCTTCTGGAGATAAATATCCAAAACTACCCGGCATTCCTGTCTCTGCACCCTGAATATCTGGAGCCTGCATTATTGTCGATTTTAAATTATCATCTCTTGTATATTGTTGCGGCACTGCGTTGATTGGTTGGACTGCCATGTGATTGACGGCCATGCTCTGTTGCAGTGGTGTCCCTTGCATTCTAAGGCTTTCTGGCCCTTGCGTTCTCATCTGTGGAGGTTGTTGTCCACCTTTGCCGCCCATACCCGTATTAATTGGCGGTGGCATTACCATACGTTGCGACATGCCTTCAGGAACTGTTGGCATTGGCGGCTGATACATTTCATTTCCAGTTGTCGGGTCTGTATAGTTTCTTCCACCCTCACCTCCGCCCATAGAGCCACCCATTCCTCCTCTTGGGGGATTAATATCCATACCATTTGTGGCAGTCCCACCGTTACTTTCGCCAGTATCCACAAGAGTAGGCATGTATGGTGCTTG